ACAGTAAATATTTCTGGATATATTAATTTTTCAATTAAAACAGAATATGTAGAGGAAGAAGCTGGATTTGGTGATGCAATAGCAGTTCCAAAAACAACTACAGTTCGCGAACTTGTTATTACAACAGGTTCTGTAGAACCATTTGATGAGGAGCGCGCCTATGCGAAAGCTGATCTTAATAAAGCTCTCGCAGAACGTCTTGCTCGTATTAATGAGTTAAAGGAGAATAGTAAAGCAGCCGCGGCTCAGACTTCAGATAAGCCAGCTAGAGGCGACTATGCCGGATTTTAATGGAGTGATTTAAATGGCTGATAAAATTGATATTCTTAATATCGAACCAACAAAAATTAGCCGTGATCTAAAAGGAAAATTTGTTTTAATCTATGGAGAGGCTAAAAGTGGAAAGACTAGTTTTTCTAGTCTTTTTCCAAAACCACTTTTATGTGCCTTTGAAAGAGGATACAATGCTCTTCCTGGAGTAAAGGCTATTGATATTAGTAGATGGACAGATTTTAAAAAAGTTTGTGCTCAATTAAAAAAACCAGATGCTCAAAATTTATATGAGACAATTATTATTGATACTGTTGGAATAGCTACTGATATGTGTGAAAAATATATCCTAGCTCAAAATGATGTTGAAGCTCTTTCTGATGTTCCATGGGGAGGTGGCTGGTCACAGTATAAAAAGGAATTTGAAAATACTCTTCGTGAACTAACATACCTCGGTTATGGTATAGTTTTTATTGCTCATAGCAAAACTAAACCAACCAAATTTAAGGATTCAGAAGGAGAAGTTATTTCTTGTGTATATCCAGATATTACAAATACTGGTATGAATATTGTAAATCGTCTTGTAGATGTTATTTCTTATTTAGCAGTTGAATTTGATGATCGTGGAGTCAGTAGTAGATTTTTATATACAAGACAAACTCCATATATTTTTGCAGGATCACGTTATAAATATCTAGAAGAAAAAATTCCTTTTGGTTATACAGAACTTGTAAATGCAATTGCTGACTCTATTGAGAAACAAATTGAAATAGATGGAGCTACTGTAACAGATTCAACAGTAATTAAACCAGTTGAGAGAAGAGATTTTAATTCTCTTATGTCTGAAGCTAGAGAACTTTGGAAGAAATTGACTGAAGGAGAAAGTGAAGAAGAAAATGAAAAAGGTGTTATAGCTATTATGGCGATTGTAAAAAAACATCTTGGACGAGAAATTCGAATTTCACAAATTACTCCAAACCAACAGGATATTCTAGAATTAATTGTCGAAGAAATGAAAGAATTATAATTTCATTCAAGAGGAATAGTAAGTTGGCTATTCCTCTTTATTTTTACAAGGAGAAGTGAATTAATGAAATTCATTATTGATACCAATGTACTTTTACAATATCCAAAAATTTTTGAAGAAGATAAAGAATTAGTTATAACAATTCGTTCTTTAAAAGAAATTGATGGATTAAAAAAGAGTGATAGTTCAGAACTTAGATACCAATGTAGAAGAGCTTCTCATACTATTTTTTCTAATAAAAACAAAATAGATTTTATAACAATTCAAAAAAATAAATTATCAGTAGATGATGAAATTATTTATTTTGCTAAAAAATATAAATATGGAGTAATTACTAATGATTTAAATATTCAAATAGCATGTTATAAAATGAATATTATATGCTTATCATATAACAATGAAGAAAAATATTATACTGGAGTCAAAACATTAAGTTATCATTTTGATGAATTAAAAAGTAATCCTGAAGTTGATAGAATTATTGCGAATAAACAGGCGCCTTTTGAATTAAAAGAAATTGAATTTTTAATTATTAAAGATATTGATACTGATGAATTGTTTTGTATCTTTAGATATACAGATGGTCAATTAGAAATTCTTGATAAATCAATCCCTATAAATAACAAATGGTCACATAAAATTAAACCTATTAATAATGAACAACAATGCCTGTTTTCTTTATTAAATAATGATAAAATAAAAATTCTATTAGCACAAGGAAAATTTGGTTCTGGAAAAACTATGTGCTTAACAAATTATGCATTACAAGAACTAGAACGTGGTAATATTGGCAAAATAATTTGGGTCTCAAATAACTCTTATAATGATGATAGTAGAGAGTTAGGAACTCTTCCTGGAGATTTATTTGAAAAAGAATTTCCTTTAATTGGTTCTTTAATTGACATTATTGGAGAAGATGATGCTATAGAAATGCTAAGAAATAAAACTTTAGAAATAATTCCTATTTCAGTAATGAGAGGAAGAAATTTAAAAGATTGTATTATCTTAGTTAATGAAGCACAGAATTTAACTGAAAAACATATTAAATTATTAATAGCTAGATGTGCGGAAGGATCAAGAATATTTTTTGATGGAGATATCAAACAAATTGACAATTATATTTTTAAAAATAAAAATGGTTTAAGACTTTTATTAAAATTAGCTAATAGTAAAAAGTTTTCAAAAATATTTGGTGTTGTAACTCTTGACGTTATTGAAAGATCATTTACTGCACAAGCAAGTGACTATCTTGATAGTATTACTTGACATTTTGCACAAAATTTGATATAATATTTTTATAAGGATAGAGGTGATAATATGAATACAGTTAAATGTCCTGTTTGTGGATTATATTTTGATAAAACTACAACAAAACATATACACATGGGTAATAGATATTATCACCTTTGTTGTTGTGGAGAAGATCAAATATATAAACATAAAATATTTAAACTTTTAGAAGAATTATGGGGAAAATATACTTATCTTAAAATTAATAATCAAATTATTAAATTTAATAAAGAATTTAATTATTCAATAAAAGAAATTTATGAAGATTTATATTTTTTCTTTGTTATTGAAAAATCTGATAGTGGAAGGTATACTGACACTATTGGAATAGTCCCATATATCCATACAAGAGCACGTAAATATTTCTTAGAAATAGAAAAAAAAGAAGTAAAGAAGGAGAATATAACGAAAAAACTAAATCAAATAGAATCAAATGAAGAAAGAGTAGTTCTAATAAAACCACAGAATAATAAGAAAAAACAATTATTTGATTTAGAGATAGAAGAGGAGTGATATATTGTTTGTAGATAAAAATATTTCACTACAAATATTTGGCTCCTTAATGAAAAAACCAGATTTATTATCCAATTTTGATAAATATTTTATTACTCCGGATGATTTTTCCACTAATTTTGAAAAAAATATCTTTATAGCGATATTTAATCTATATCAAAATGGGGCTACACGTATTACCACTATTGATATAGATAATTATTTATCTTCTGTTCCAGGCGCCCGTGTTTCTTTTGATAAAGAAAATGGAATAGAGTATTTAGAAGATTGTGAAGAATTATCTAATTATGAAAATTTTGATTATTATTATAAAAAATTAAAAAAGTTTAATTCTTTAAGAGATTTACAACATATAGGTTTTTCTACGGAGCATATATATAGTACAGAAATTTCTGAAAAAGCCAAACAGATAAATGAAAAATTTGAATCTTTATCTGTAGCTGATATTTTTGACATTTATAAAAAAGATTTATCTAATATAGAAAATAAATATCAAAGTAAATTTTCTAATAATGAAGGTAAAGCTAGTGATGAGATTCAAGAGCTAGTAATAGAATTAAAACAAAATCCAGAAGTAGGACCAAATTTACCTGGACATATATTAAATACTATTGTTAGAGGAGCTAGAAAAGGAACTTTCTATTTAAAAAGCTCACATACTGGTGGTGGTAAAACCAGAGGAATGGTTGGAGATGCATGCTTATTAGCCTATCCTATTAGATTTGATAATAATATTAATGCTTGGATTCAAGAAGGAAATAATGAAAAAGTTTTATATATAGTAACAGAACAAGATCGTAGTGAAATTCAAACACTTATTTTATCTTATTTATCAGATATTAATGAAGAAAAAATTTTATACGGAAATTATACAATAGAAGAAGAAGATAGAATACAACAAGCTATTCAAATTATGGATACTTATAAAGATAATTTTCATATAGTAAAACTCTCTGATCCTAATATAGCCCAAATAAAAGCTATTGTTAGAAAATATTATTTTGAATATGATATAGGTAATTTATTTTATGATTATATATTTTCTAGTCCTGGTTTATTAGGAGAATTTAGAGATTTAAAAATTAGAGAAGATGTTGTATTAAATATGATGTCTTCAGCCTTAAAAGATTTAGCTGTTGATTTAAAGATATTTGTTTGTAGTTCTACTCAAACTAATAGAGGAACAGAAGATAATAAAACTGGTTTAAAAAATCAAAATAATATTAGAGGAGCTATTTCGATTGCAGATAAATGTGATATAGCTTATATTTTCTCAAAAACAAATAAAGAAGAAATTGAAGCTATAGAACCATTTATTCAGAGAATAAATATAGTTCCTAATCA